TTCAAGGAAGTTCTAAACAACAAGTCAAAATATATTTGGGTCGGAGATCCCTCAACTGCGGTTACCAACCTAACATACGGTTATGCGATGGGAGATTATGTTGGCACCGGGCTGGAATTTGGCAATGTTGCTTCCGGCGTTATTAGCAGGAGACTTGCCGGTGGTGTTGATGTCGGCAGTGTTGGAGACGGCGGAACTCAGGGCGGCGGAGTTGCACTTGCTGCCGGAGACTATCAGCGGGCATGGGACATCTTCAGTGACACAGACCAAGAAGACGTTTCGTTGATTCTTGCAGGCACGGGTGGTGCTGATCTCACCGATTCAGATCAAAGGACCAACATTGGTTACGTCGTTGATATTGCCACAACAAGAAAGGACGCGGTAACATTCTACTCACCGCTCAAGAGCGATGTTGTTGACGCTTCGACTGATTCAGCCAAGCTGACCAACTTAACGGGAACGACTGGCTTCCGAACAGGAACCTCTGGGCGTGTCAATAAGAATACTTCTTATGCATTCTTGGACAGTGGTTGGAAGTATCAGTATGATAAGTACAATGACGTGTATCGCTGGGTTCCACTGAACGGAGACGTTGCCGGTCTTGCCGCAAGAACAGACCAAGCTCGTGATGCATGGTGGAGCCCCGCCGGATACAATCGAGGGCAAATTAAGAATGTTGTTAAACTAGCATACAATCCATCAAAGGCACATCGTGATAATCTATATCTCAAGCAGATCAATCCGGTTGTATCTTTCCCCGGTCAGGGTACTCTTCTGTTCGGCGATAAGACATCAGCCACACGACCGAGTGCATTTGATAGACTGAACGTGCGGAGACTGTTCATCGTGCTAGAGAAGGCAATTTCGACTGCTGCCAAGTTCTCACTCTTTGAGTTCAATGATGACTTCACCCGAGCGCAATTCCGAAACATGGTTGAGCCATTCCTTCGGGATGTTAAGGGGCGAAGAGGCATCAATGAGTTCAAGGTTGTCTGCGATGAGACAAATAACCCAGGAAGTGTAATTGACAGGAATGAGTTTGTTGGCGACATTTACATCAAGCCTGCCCGGTCAATTAACTTCATTCAGCTTAACTTCGTTGCAGTTGCAACAGGGGTTGATTTCTCAGAAGTAGTCGGACAATTCTAAGGTTATTTCATAAATAGAATTAGGATATTATAAGGAGAACAAAAGAATGCCTTTTTCAATTAACAATTTTAGAGCAAACCTTATAGGTCAGGGCGCTCGTCCTAATTTATTTGAAGTTACTGTTCCTTTTCCAACAGCAGTAACTACAGGAGAAGCCGGTCAGAAGATGACATTCATGTGTAAGACTGCACAATTTCCTGGGTCCGATCTTGGTTTTGTTGAAGTTCCCTACTTTGGCAGGACCATCAAACTGGCAGGGAACAGAACCTTTGCCGAATGGACAACCACAATTATCAATGATGAGGATTTTGCTGTACATGCAGGGTTAACGAACTGGATGAATGGAATCAACAGTCACGGTGGAAACGAAAGAACCTTTGCTGGCACAGACTATCAGGTTGATGCCACCGTGAAGCAGTATACCAAAAGCGGTGATGTTGCCAAGGAAATTACAATCATCAACTGCTGGCCTACTGCGCTTGCTCCCATTGAATTGGGTTGGGATCAGAATGACTCAGTTGAAGAGTATGCCGTTACCTGGCAGTATGATTATTGGCAAGCAAATGATGGGGTTCATCTGACCTCATAATTAACTTTCTAATGGGGGCTATATATATTATTATTATCCCTGTTGGAAAGGTTTTATCTTATGGCAAAACGCAAATTTTTAGGATTCACTATAGGTTCGGATGACGAAGAAGTCCCTGAAGAGAGGCTTCAGCCCTTTGCTGCACCCGAAAACCGAGATGCGGCAGTTGAGCTTCAAGGACCAACCGTAACGGGTGGTGCCTATGGAACCTATCTTGATCTTGAGGGAACTGTCAAGAACGAGATTGAACTAATCACTCGTTACCGTGAAATGGCAATGAACCCAGAGGTCGAGCTTGCCATTGATGATATCGTCAATGAAGCAGTCATTACCGAACAAGGTAAGTCTCCGGTTGCAATTTCGTTGGGTAATGTTGATATCCCATCAGGCATCAAACAAAAGATCATAGATGAGTTTGATGAAGTCCTTCGATTGTTGGCATTTCATGAATATGCATATGACATATTCAAGAAGTGGTATGTGGATGGTCGATTATATTATCACATCATGGTCGATGCCAAGAACCCCAAAGAGGGAATCAAAGAGCTTCGTGCCGTTGATCCTCGTAAGATCAAAAAGGCAAGAGAGGTCAAAGGAAAGAAGCTCAACGGAGACAGGCTGGTTTCCCTTCCTCGCAACATAACAGAATATTATCTGTACTATCCCGGCGGCATATCAAATCGCGTTGGTGGGATGGGCGGACCAAACACACAACAGGCAATCAAGATCACGAATGATGCCATTTGTCATATCCATTCTGGTATTCTCGATTCGGGCAACAAGATGATCCTTGGAAACTTGCACAAGGCAATCAAGCCAATGAATCAACTCAAGATGCTTGAGGATTCTACTGTCATTTATCGCATCTCCCGTGCCCCAGAGCGAAGAATCTTTTATGTAGATGTTGGTAATCTACCAAAGATCAAAGCAGAGCAATATCTTTCCGGTATCATGTCCAAGTTTAAGAACAAAACTGTATATGATACCGAAACCGGGGAGGTCCGAGATGATCGGAGGCACATGTCAATGCTGGAGGATTTCTGGCTCCCGCGAAGAGAAGGCGGTAGAGGTACAGAGATAACCACCCTTCCCGGTGGGACTAATCTTGGTGAAATTGAAGATGTCATTTATTTCAAGAAAAAGCTATACAAGGCATTGGGTGTTCCTGTCTCAAGACTTGAGCCCGAAGGATCATTCAGTCTTGGAAGAGCAACAGAGATTAGTCGTGATGAAGTCAAGTTTGGTAAATTTGTCAACCGTCTTCGATATCGATTCACCAACCTCTTTGATGACCTTCTTGGCAAGCAATTACAATTGAAGGGTATAGTTTCCAAGGATGATTGGGATATCATCAAGACGTTGGTCGAATACAACTTCAGACAGGATTCACACTTCTCTGAACTCAAGCACACCGAGATCATGCGTGACCGTCTTGAGATTGCACAGACGATGGATGAATATGTTGGTAAGTATTATTCAAAGAACTGGTTGAGGAAGAATATTCTGAATCAAACCGAAGAAGAGATTCGACTGATCGATAAGGAAATGGCAAACGAAATTGAGGATGGAGAAGTTGATCCCTTTGAACAAGAGCAAATGGCACTAGATAGGCAAAAGGCAGGTGTCGGTCCACCTCAACCAGAACAGAAACCACAAGAACAACAAGAAGAAGAAGTTTCTACACTACAAAAAGTCAGGTCTATTCACACAAGGGCAAAAATTGCAACCGCAGAACAGCTTGATGAAGATATAGAATAGTATAAATAATATACAAGCTATGTTATTAAGGAGAATACATCATGGTCAAAGACACAATCAGAAGTTCAATTGAATCTGCGTTAGACGAAGATCCTAATAGTTTTGCAGAAAAGATCAATGATGTTCTTGCTGCCAAGGTACAGGATGCGCTCAAAACCAAAAAGATAGAAGTTTCAAACAGATGGCTCAATGACATTGAGCCCTCAGAGGAAGAAGACGACGAATGAAGCTAATTACCGAAGTCATGGACGAAGGCTCTGTTGAATTTATCACGGAGGAGAGAGATGGCCAAAAAAGTCATTATATCAAAGGCGTGTTCATGCAGGCTGAACAGAAGAATCGAAATGGTAGAGTCTATCCTAAAAAGGTTCTGGACGAACAAGTCCAAAAGTACATTAACAACTATGTTATACAAAACCGTGCCTTTGGTGAACTGGGGCATCCCGAGGGTCCGGTTGTAAACCTTGAACGAGTTTCTCATATGATCAAGGAACTTAATGAAGATGGTAACAATTGGGTTGGCAAGGCAAAGATCATGGATACTCCATATGGTAAGATCGTCAAGAATTTAATTGACGAAGGAGCAAAGCTGGGGGTTTCCTCCAGAGGGATGGGGTCGCTCAGAAACGTGAAGGGTACAAATGTTGTGCAAGATGATTTCTATCTTGCCACTGCTGCGGATATTGTTGCAGATCCATCTGCACCAGAGGCATTCGTTGAAGGTGTCATGGAAGGAAAAGAGTGGGTTTGGGATAATGGAGTTATTAAAGAACGAGAGATCGAAAACATCAAAAAGGAATTAGTTGAGGCAAAAAGAAAGCAATTAGAAGAAACCAAACTTAGAATGTTTAAGTCCTTTTTGTCAAAATTATAGGGTTTATAAATAAGTTAGAATAAACTGTGGAATTTTCCATTCTTTTTAAGGAGATGGACATAATGGCAACCGAACAAAGTATCGCAGAAGAGTCCTTGTTAGACGAGGAAATTGATCAGCTCGCAGATGAGATTGCGGCAGAGCTTGAGGCAGAGCTTTCCGAGAAGGCACAGCCTGAGGCTGGCAATCCCGGCGCTGCCGACGCATCGCCCAGCAAGCCCGGTGATAGCGGAAGTGGTTCTGCTCCCGAGCAGGCACAGGTGGGTCAGGTCGCACAGCCCAAGGGCAAGAAGCTGTCAAAGAAGAAGGTCAAAGCCGATGTCAAGACAAAGGGCCAAGGCGACGATCCTTCCGAAATTGAAGTCTACGAGGACGTAGAAGAAGATTCCAACATCCCCGAAACCAAGCAAGAGATGATCCGTTCAATCTTTGAAACACTCAAGAACACCGATCAGGATAAGCTCGCTGGCGACTATGCCAAGCTAATGTCAACACTGTTGGGTGAATCCGAGAATGATGACGAAGACGAGGACGGGAATACCCCTGTTGTTTATGAGCGACAGGTTGTTACTGCGGAAGACATTGATATCTCTGAGGATCTTAATGCGATCTTTGGTGAAAATGATCTTTCCGAAGAGTTCAAGACACAGGTCCAAACTGTTTTTGAAGCTGCTGTTGTTTCAAAGATCAACACCGAACTTGAGTCGCTTGAAGAGTCTTTCAATTCCAAGCTTGCCGAGTCCACTGGTGATATTGTCGAAACTGTAACCGAGAAGGTAGATAGTTATCTTGGTTATGTTGTCGAAGAGTGGATGAAGGAGAACGAGCTTTCCATCGAGCGTGGCATCAAGGCAGAGATCACCGAAGAGTTTATCGGTGGGCTCAAGCAGCTATTTGAGGATCACTACATTGACGTTCCTGAAGAGAAGGTTGATGTTGTGGATAGCCTTGCCGACCGAGTTGAGGATCTTGAAGGGAAACTCAATGAGGCACTAGAGGCTAACATCAATCTTTCTTCAGAGGTCAAGACGTTTCAAAAGGACGAAGTTCTTGGAGAAATGTCTGATGAACTAACAGATATCGAATCGGAAAAACTGAAGAGTCTTTCCGAGGGTGTTAGTTTTGAAGATGTTGATCAGTATAAGCAGGCTCTTAGTACAATCAAGGAAAACTACTTTCCACGAACGTCTCAGGGCAAGGCAGTTGTAATTGACGAGGAGACTGAGGTTTCAGAGGATGGAATCGTAGATGACACTCCAATCAATTCAACGATGGCAGCTTATGTTAATGTAATTGGAAGAACTGTTCTGGAGAAACAATAATTTATAAATAAGAGTTAGGATACTGTTGAAACAACAGAGTTATATTCAACAAACTTTCAAGGAGAACAAAACATGTTGAATGAAGAACTAGTTAACAAGTGGCAACCAGTTCTTGACCACGGGGATCTTCCCGAGATCAAGGATACATATCGAAAGATTGTCACGGCACACATGCTTGAGCAGCAGGAGATTGCTCTTGCCGAACAGGCGTCGGTTCAGGGCGCTGGATCTACCAGTCTCCTTGGAGAGTCAACCTCACCCATCACACAGGCTGGTGGTGGATCACGAGCCACTGGTGGCAACGTAGATAACTTTGATCCAGTCCTTATTAGTCTGGTTCGACGTACTGCGCCAAACCTGATTGCCTTTGATATCATGGGTGTTCAGCCAATGAGCGGACCAACTGGTCTGATCTTTGCACTTCGCCCAACATATGCCACTGATAAGGGTGGTGATGACCATAGCACCGTAAATGCATTCTACAGCGAAGCCAACACTGGTTACGCTGCTGGTGCTGGTCCAATGACTGCGTTTGATGCGAATAACTTCTTTGCTGCTGGCGCTGGTCACTCCGACGCCCCAACATTCCATCAGGCTGCTGCTACTGCTGATGCCGAGGAGTGGGGATCTGATCCAACTGGCACAAACGGCGTCATTCCGTCCATGAGCTTCAACATTGACAAGTCTCAGGTCACTGCTCGTACTCGCGCTCTCAAGGCTGAGTATTCAGTAGAACTTGCTCAGGATCTAAAGGCAATTCATGGTCTTGATGCCGAAACTGAGCTTGCCAACATTCTCACGACTGAGATCAACGCTGAGATCAACCGTGAGATTGTCCGAGCGGTCTACATGACAGCCACCGGCTCTCTTGCTGTGAGTGCCCGTGGTTCACGACCTTCGGGTAACATGAGTTTCACTGACGCCAACCTCGGTTCCCTTGACGGTCGCTGGCTGGTTGAGCGATTCAAGGCTCTTGTCTACAAGATCGAGACTGAAGCCAATGCCATTGCGAAGAACACTCGTCGAGGAAAGGGTAACTTCCTCATGTGTACTTCTGATGTTGCTTCTGCTCTTGCCACCGCTGGTGTCCTTGATCCAAGTGCCGCTCTTACAGTAGACGACACCGGATCAACCTTCGCAGGTACAATCGGCTCGGGTATGAAGGTTTACATTGATCCTTACTCCGTCACTGGCGATGACTTCGTTTGTGTAGGATACAAGGGAACAAGCCCATATGATGCTGGTATGTTCTACTGCCCATACGTTCCTCTCCAGATGGTGCGGGCAATTGGTGAGGATAACTTCCAGCCAAAGATTGGCTTCAAGACTCGCTACGGCGTTGGTCTGAATCCATTCGCCACTTCGACTGGCACTGAAACAGTTGCAGTCGGTAATGACAACCGATACTACAGAGGCTTTGCAATTACTAACCTCGCTGGCTAGTAAAAAGCTAAAGTAGTTCACTGAAATCGGGGAGTGTCCTTCGGGATGCTCCCCGATTCATTTCGGCCTTTACCTAAATATATGCAGGAGGATCATCATGGCAAAACTATTCCACAGTCAACCAGACAACATCAATTTACTATCTCCTGTAGGATTTCGATTCAACATTGAATATCTTCCTAAGACCAATTGGTTTTTGACATCAGCAAACCTTCCGGGCATTACACTAGGCGAAGTGGTACAACCTACTCCACTAATGCCAACCCAGGTTCCCGGCAATGATCTAACATGGGAACCTCTGAACATCACATTTCTGGTCGATGAGAATTTGAACAACTGGAGAGAGTTATATGATTGGCTAATCGGTATTGGCTTTCCTAACGAATATTCTGAATATAAGAACCAAAAGGCTAATCAAATATATTCCGATGCCACATTAACTATATTGAACTCAAATATGAATGCCAATTATATTATACAATTTAAAGACCTCTTCCCCACGAGCTTATCAGAAGTTGCCTTCGACTCTGCATCTGCCGACATCGAAGGCATCAAAGCAACAGCATCCTTTAGATATTTGACCTACTCCTATGAAAAAGTGTGATTTATCCCTTGACAAATTAGTTTTCGGGGCTATAATTATACATAAGTGCAGAACTGTATCTAGAGTTGTGTTAACCAGGGGTGAATGGGGTCTTTTTAAATATGACGAATTTTATTGAACTTACGCTTATTAAAGATATTTACGCTATGTGGAGAGAAGACAGCAAAATAGACACTTTGGAATTGGATACGGAAAGCCTAAAAATCCCTATTTTGCATTCCAAGTACGTTCGGCTGCTGACTGATGAGCGGCGGCATCTGAATAAAATGAAAGAAAACCACAATATTTTGAAGCGAGACAAGATCGAATATTACAATGGAAAGATGTGCGAAGAAGACCTTAAAGAGCGAGGATGGGAACCATTGGATATGAAGATTCTCAAATCAGATGTTCCAAAGTATGTGGAAGGCGACAGGGATATTGTAAAGCACCTGATTCAGATTTCCGAACAAAACGAGAAGGTTCAGCTACTTGTGTCTATTCTTGACACCATCAAATGGCGATCTCAACAGATTAAGAATGCCATTGAGTGGCGCAAATTCCTTGGAGGCTCCAATTGATATGTCAACCGCTCGGGTGACAATTGCCAAAAAAGACGAGGTGTATCTATGGGTCAGTGGTGAACCACACGTCCTTCGTGAAATGACTGATTATTTCTCATTCAAAGTTCCTGACGCCAAGTTTATGCCAGCCTACAAGATGGGACATTGGGATGGTTATGTGAGACTTTTGGATTACAAAGACCACACGATCTATGTTGGACTCATTGATTACATTCGCCTGTTCTGTAAAGAACGTGGGTATGTGTTGAAATATGAAGGGGACGTAGATGAAAACTTTTCATTAAACGAAGCCAATGATTTTATTGAGTCTTTGGGGCTGCCGTTCAAACCGCGCGAGTATCAGATAGAGGCATTCGTTGCTGCTGTTCGCAAAAGACGCATGTTGCTCTTGTCGCCCACCGGCTCAGGTAAAAGCCTCATCATTTATCTTATGATTCGGTGGTATATGGAGAAGCATGATCGTAAACACTTGATCATCGTTCCATCCACCTCATTGGTTGCACAGATGAAAAAGGACTTCAAGAGCTATGGGCTGCAAGGATCTCCTGTACATCAAATTATGTCGGGGCGTGACAAGCAAACCGATAAACCCATTGTAATCTCTACATGGCAATCCCTGTTCAAGATGCCCAAGAAATATTTTGAACAGTTTGGTACAGTGGTGGTGGACGAGTGTCATGGCGTCAAAGCAAAGTCGTTGACCAACATCATGACAAAGATGACCAACACACCCTACCGTTTCGGAACCACAGGAACACTGGATGGAACGCTGACAAACAAGTTGGTGATTGAAGGCTTGTTGGGCAAGGTTCGTAAAGTAACTGCCACGGCTAATTTAATTGAAGAGAAGGTGCTTGCGGATTTTATGGTGAAGTCCATCATTCTCAAACATCAACAAAAGGTTCCGACCGACCTCAAGTATCAGGAGGAGATTGACCATTTGGTTTCTCATGAGGCACGCAACAGGTTCATCAAAAATCTGATATTGAGCCTCAAAGGAAACACGCTCGTGTTGTTCAACTATGTCGAGAAGCATGGGGTTCCATTGTTTAATATGATCAATGATGCGCGATCGGCCGACCGCCCCTGTTTCTTTGTGTATGGTGGAACCGAGTTAGATGTTCGGGAACAGGTTCGAGCAAGAGTGGAAGAAGAAGATAATGCCATCATTATTGCTTCGTCTGGTGTATATTCACAAGGCATCAACATCAAGCGATTGCATAATGTGGTCTTTACTCACCCCGGAAAGTCCAGAGTGAGGACATTACAAAGTATTGGTCGTGCGTTGCGGAGAGTGGATGATGAAGAAGCAGTGTTATATGATATTGTAGACGATCTGTCCAGTGGGAGGAAGACTCGAAACTTTTCACTAAAACACTACCAAGAGAGGTTTGCAATATACAAGTCAGAGAAGTTTAAAGTGAAAACATATAATGTAGAATTGAAAGGATAGGTAATGAAAAATACCCCGGAGCATTATGTAGACAACAAAGAATTCCTTCGGCAAATGATTGAGTTTAAGGAATCAACTGCAATTGCCAGAGAGAATGGAGAAAGTGATCCACGAATCCCTGACTCTATTGGCGAGATATTCGTCAAGATCGCGAGTCATCTATCGTTCAAGTCAAATTTCATTAACTATGCATTTCGTGAGGATATGATTGCTGACGGAGTGGAGAACTGTATTCAGTATGTACATAACTTTGATCCTGCAAAATCCAAGAATCCGTTCGCATACTTCACGCAGATCATTTACTATGCATTCCTACGAAGGATACAAAAAGAGAAGAAGCAACTGTATGTACGATACAAGACATTGGAGAACAGTCAACTTGACACCATGAGTGAAGATGATCGTGCAACAGTATCAAGCATCGGCATTGCCAAGCTATATGATAACATGAATGAGTTTATTGAGAACTATGAAGAGTCGATGCAGAAGAAGAAAGAAATTAAGAGCAAGCAAAGAAAGAGTACAAAAAAGAAGAAGCCGGAGGAAACAAGCGGTAATAACATTCTACAATTTGCGTCTAATTTGAACGAGGATGAAAAACTATGAAAATCGCAATTTTAGGGGACACTCATGCAGGGGTTAGGGGGGATAGTGACACTTTTGCGAAATATCAGCATAAATTCTGGTATGACGTTTTTATCCCATATTTGCGAGAGAATAACATCAATGATATCATACACTTAGGAGACATCACTGATCGCCGAAAGTGGATAAATTACAAAACGTTGAATCGGTTCAGGTCACTGGTGAATAGCTTGTCCTCTGAGTTCGATTTAAAGGTTATTATCGGCAATCACGACACATATTACAAGAACACCAATCGCGTCAATTCCATGCAGTGTCTATTTGAAACATCAACCCAATGGTATGATGGAGCATTCCAATGGTATGCCGAGGCAGAAGAGGTGTGGTATCCTGGGGTAGAACATCCGTTCCTTTTCGTGCCTTGGATCAATTCGGAGAATCTTGATCATACACTGGAAAAGATCAAGACCACCACTGCTCGGGTGTGCATGGGTCATCTGAACCTGAATGGGTTTGAAATGGCACGCGGTCTTGTCAACAGGGAAGGGATGGAGCGCAAGGTGTTCAGTAAGTTTGACATGACACTGAGTGGGCATTTTCACAAGAAGTCCCACATAGACAACATTTGGTATTTGGGTTCACCGTTCGAGCAGACATGGATCGACTATGGCGAAGAACGCGGTTTCCATGTGTTGGACACGGACACGATGGAACTGGAGTTTGTGCCAAATCCCCACAAGATGTTCTTCAAGATATTCTATGATGGAACGTGTGATGTAAACCCAACTGACTACAAGGACAAAGCCGTCAAGATCATCATCAATAGCATTGACGATCAGTATGAGTTCAGTAATTTTATTGAAGAGATGGAAGCGGCTGGTCCGTGGCATATGCAGATCATCGACAACACTGACGAGTCAGACACATCTGATGTGGAAGTTTCAAACATTGAAAGCAAAAGCACGATACAAATCTTAGACGAATATGTGGAACAGACAAAGTACGATGATAACAATAAAAACGAGGTCAATAATCTATTGAGGAGCTTGTTTCAAGAAGCCATTTCTAACTAAAATGTTGGGTTTTGCTAAATATAAGAAAAGCTGCCCGCGATGTTACCAGCATCCGACAGCACTAACGTCTAGTAATAAAGGGAGACGCCAGCATGAAGTATTTAGCATATACCTACCTAATCAAATGCCCTAACGGAAAGTCCTATTACGGATACCGAGCAGCCAATAAAACATCTCCTGAAGATGATCTTTGGCAGCATTACTTCACAAGTTCAAAAGTAATCCAAGAGTTGCGTGAGCAATACTCTGACGATGAGTTTATCGCTACTGTTGATAAGACCTTTGCGACTGCTGAAGAAGCATTTGAATACGAAACAAAGTTCCTTACCGAGAATGATTGTGTCAAGAGTGATGATTGGCTCAATCGGCAATGCTTTCCTATGTTTAATGACAATAAGGGAAGGAAGATGCCTGAGCGATCAGAAGAGCATCGAAGGAAGTTGAGTGAAGCCCATAAGGGGAAGAAGCTATCTGAAGAGCATCGAAGGAAGTTGAGTGAAGCCCATAAGGGGAAGAAGCTATCTGAAGAACATAAAAGAAAGGTGAGTGAAGCACAAAAGGGGAGGGAGTTTTCTGAGGAAACCAGAAGGAAGATTAGTGAAGCGAATAAGGGAAAGAAACTGCCTGAGCGATCAGAAGAG